TCGATCATTGTTCTTAGCGTGTTGGCTTGCCGTCTTAGTCATTTCAAACGCCTTGTCATAGCCGTCATGTTCGTCATCACTATCCTTAGTTCTAAGCAAAGTAACTTCTTCATCTTTCCATAACGCAAACCCTACATGAAACGGCTCTGTAACACTGTAAAAAGACTGTATCACATCCCACTCCATAGCGTTGATTAAATCTTTACAACGAAATGCATTACTCATGATTACGTCATTTACAATTTTCTTAGTATTCATTACATTTCCACCATCCTAATTTCTTTGACTTCCAACATAGGACAACATTGCAACAATGAATCTACGTCACACATATCAACATTAACCGCTTCATCCACGCTTGAAGTAAATCTAAATGAGTAGTTAGGTTTCTTTTCTCCATATATTCTCTCATAACTCTCCACATACATCGTTCCACATTTCATTACACGTTTACCACCAACCATGTGATTAGTTTTATAATATTTACTAGAAACAATCCCTTCAATTTCTATTAATAATTGCTTAATGTGTTTCGTTTGACATAATTCAATATTAACATTTTTATGAATCTCTTCAATACTTCTATTACAATTCCCGATTACTTTTAGTTTATGAATAACTTGCTCTTTTACATCCATTGTAACACCTCCATAATTCTTTTTAACTCTAAACCTCTCCAATGGATTAACCAACGGTCTATTCATCATCTCTATACCTTTAGTCGCTAGAAACTCAATCCATATTTTATCGATATCACTCATCAAGCAACCCTCCGATACGTAACAAAATACCTCTCAGGATGATGTTCATTAGCACCCTCATAAGTAAATCCATCTCTTCTATAATTAGGGTTACTACTCAACTTATCAATAAACTCCATCGCTTCATCTGTATTAGAAAAGGTTGCACGTTTAGAGTCGCACAACCTATTTAATTTATATATCCTTGTGTATACACATATGTTACCGTTAAACTCTTTCATTATAACGCCTCTTTCAAAATTTTATCACTGTTAATATAATACCATTCGTCACCTTCGCCAATCAAATTCCAATTGAGATAATCCAAACTAACTCGTAAATACTCACCGTCATACTTTACCAAAACACCATTTGTAATAAATATCTTTTCAAACGGCAAATCCTTGTAATCTTTCAATTGATAAATGATAGGAAGAACAAACATTTTAACATTCACAATCTCTTTCGTTTGCTCCGTCATTAACTTTATGTAATCTGTCATACCGATAGGCGAATGAATTTCCTCAGAAACCTTTCCCTCAGCATCCTTTAACGTTAATCTTACTTCATATTGTGTATTTTCCATTTTAAAACATCCCCTCTAATATCATATTCCATATTAAAATTTCATCCGTAATCATCCCATAGATAATTTCACATTCTTCTTTCGTTTGATTCTCTAGTTTAATATCAAACATCTTCCCTTCTTCATCCCTTGTTACGTAAATCAATGTGTATGAGTCTTTAAACCCTTCCATACTATTCAACCCCTTCATATGGAACTTTAGAAAACGTGCTATTGTCTATACTGTTTTCGGGATATGATTGTAATTTACTTATTAAATCCGTAAACACGAGACTGTTTAATGTTTCCGTAATCATATTACCATCTTGTAAGTAACTCACAACACCAGTATAACGATTAATTGCTTCATCATCATACAACACCGTTAACAAGGTTCTGTAAAACTCGTACTCTTTCGTTGCGGTGAACGTCATTACAATCTTATTATCTGTCATTTCTGAGATATTAACGTCCAACATTGATTGTTTAAATTCACCACTTCGATTATACACGGCGTAATCACCAACCGCTAATGTAATTGTACCACTTTCAATTTTACCTGTAAAGTAATTACTCACAGTTTGTATAACACCTTTATTCTCCTCAATAGGAAATTCCATTCTTATAGTTGATTCAGCAGGGACAATCATAGACGAGTTATAAACCCCATCATATTGCTCTTGTGTAAACTCAACGTCATTCAAGTATGCAATCGCTTTGTTCTCAACCACACTACCCGCAATTTTCCCTTTAAAGTCGTATTGTTTTAATTGAACCATCATATACACCCTCTAGTATTAGTTTAATGTTTCTATCATCCATACACTCAATAACATCTAACAACTTATTAAGGTTATTCTCTACCTTAATCAATCGATCCCATTCGGATTGTAATATGCTTACGATTCTATCTTCCATGTTGTCTCCACTCCAATATGGTGAAGATTGTCACACCTATAAAACATAGTATGACAATCCCTAGTAATTCAAAATAACGTTTCACGTGAAACACTCCTATTTAATTGTAAAAGGAACATCAACAAGTATCTGCCCACCCTTTACATGTTTTGGTTTTAGTTTACCTGTATCACTCGTAAACCCAACCGCAAACGTTCTGAATGTTACAAATTTCTTCACGGCTTGTGGCATACCTGCACACTTAACGTTTAGTAGTCTCGCCGTTGCTTCTTCTTTTACACATTCTTTTAACATGTAATTCAGTTCACCATCTTCCCAATAACTCATAAACTTTGCATACATATCCTCTACATACGTTTTCTGTCTCACGAATTTAGCACGTTTAAACATACACTCAAAAGCCCACTTTCCTAGTTCCTTTTGGTGAATATCGTTCTTAATCGCTTCAGGAATATCAATTCCCAAAATATGGATGCTATCAGTATCGCAATATAGTATGCGGTCATACACTTTTTGTGCGGTTGTAATGGTCATGTGTCTTGCCCATGCCGTAATGAATGCACCCGCAGGTGTATACACAGGGTCTTTTGATTTCGGTAATCCTTTCTTAAATGCCGTCGAACCATCGTCTTTCAGGTACGGCACTTTTCCAGTAACATCAGGATGACTCGCAAATTTCCCATACAACGAGTTGAGTTGCAATTTTGCAAGAGTGACAATGGCGGGTGTTGATTTCGGGTCTGTTTTAATCTTCATCCAATAATCAATGAAGTTATTAAAAATACCTGTTTGTTGTCTAAACTTCCAACCGCCTACATACTCCGTGTCGTATAATTCATAATGTTCTTTGATAAGTTCTAAATCAACGTTCGTTACATGCAAGTCTACAGGAGCGCCACCGCTAGTTTCCAAATATTCATTTTCTTGGAATATAGGATTCTTCTTAATTTGTATTGTCGGGATATGCCCTTCTTTCAATACAAATCCTGTTTTAATGTGACAGATATAAAGTGGAAAATCGGGGTCTTCCTCATACTTGCCAACAAACGGCACAGGTTTTCCCCATGGTAAAGGTTTGTAGTACATAACTGATGGATAGAGAGAATTGACATCAAAGACCATCCCCTCTCCTACTTCTTGTCCTTTAAACTTTGGGTTAACCCATGTGAACCCTCCACGATACGCCTTTCTGAATATACTATCCATTGCGATAGACATCTTAGGAAAGTATTGATTATAGATTCTCTCAGCCACTTTCTTTTTCTTGTCTAGCGATTTTATAAAGTGATCCATAGAGTCAGCGCCATTTGTCATTTTAACCAATCCTTGTTGATTGATTTGAATGTCAAGCGCCCTTGCTACAATTTCAATATCATGTTTAATATATGTGAACTCTTCAGAAGTTATTACATGGTTTTCGTCCCTATGTAGATTGTAGTCTATGTCACCTTTTAATACAGGAAGCTTAAATGCTTTAGCTATCGTTTTAACAGGGAACGGCAATTTCTTTAAACTATCGAATATTTGTGTTGTGCCTTTACCTTCATGGTGTATGGCAATCTTGTACCATTGCCCACCCTTACTTATGACTGTATCAAATGTTTTTGGTCTTCCCGATTCATTACATTCGTAACCTTTATGTAGTAACCAGTTGACAATAAACTCGCCGTCATAACGAAGATTATGGAAATATAAATCTGCACATTCTTTCGATGTCCATAACATGAACTCGTCCAAATTGTCACCAATATTAAAATGTGACGTATTGCCAATTTCCATCCAACCATATGCCCAAACTCTCGTTTCAGTTTCGGAATAGGTGGAAGTAGTCGCTTCAAAATCACAACTATATGCTTTTCTTTTTTTAGTTGCCAATCGACTTCACTCTCCATTAACCCTTTCAAAATACTCTTAAATCATTCATATCTTTCGTGTTCATGAACTCTTTATAGTCTTCCATCATACGCCCTAAATGTGATTCGTCAGCTACGTCCGATTGTCCGTCAGAATCGTATAAATCAAAATCATAAGAATATGAGTATTGTTGATACATTTCATAGAACTCTCTCGCTGATAATTGATTGATAGCTTCCACTAATAAATCAGCATCACTATTAAACGAGCCTTTGAGTTTCTGAATAAAGTTCTCTTTAAAGATTTCCATTCTCTCATTATAGAAATCTCCTCTCGAGCGGTCTCTCATACTTTCTATTCTATCCTCTAGGATTCTTTGACTTTTAATCTCTTTAAAGACAGGAGTCTTAGGAATATTGATTCCGCTTACAGACTCAGGAGACGTCATATACATTTGTGCTTCCTTTGTCATAACTTGTTTCTTATCTTTCATGACAGGTATATCCTCAATAGATTTAATCATTGCTAATGCCTTGCGTTGAACGTCCTTCGTATCTTTCAACAATTGATTCCATCTTTTCTTTGTTACAACTACAGGTTTGTTGCCTTCTTCATGTTTCATAAATTGAAAGTTAGGATTATATCTTAGTTTACTAGCAAACTCTTTCCATGTGTTAAATTCATCACGTGTCTTGAATGAGTCCAAAGAAGGAGGAGTCAAGTCATTTGTCAAATCGACTCCATAAACTTTTTGCGTTCTCCTAATTTTGGCTTTAATATTTCTCGCCAATCGTTGATATTCTTTTCTGTCAGCCTTGCCAATGCGTATAGGTGTAGTCCTTGCCAATCAAACTCGACTCCTTTTATCCATGTATAAAATCCTCGTTGCTCAACTTCTCTATAGTAATACATATCGGATAGGAAAGTAAAGTTGAAAACTTCATCGTCAATGGTTTTACTCATTCTATGTTTAAATGTTTTTCTGTGTTCTTTGTAACCCGTCAAAAACTTCTGTCTGTAAAAGTCACTTGTAAAGAAAAACACGGTATCGCCATTAGATACCGTGTATTCACTTTCCTTTATGTTGTGGTAGACTCCACGTTTTGTCTTCATTACCCGACTAACGTTACATCCACATATTGATGTTTTTGACCCTTTTTCATTACACCAGTAACGATGATTCGTGTCTCGTCAGTATAATGAGGTTCTCCAAACACTTTAAACATGTTTTTCATAGAATGATAAACCGATTTAGATGACGTTACATACACAAGTCCATCAGGAGTGATTAAGTATGTTAATACACCGTGGTCGAATACGCCTGTTTCTTCATCAATTCCTTCATATGGATTAAAGATTACATCTTGTACAGGAATTGGAACGCCTGTATTATCTTTGATAGATATTGCTTCTTCATCACCATTTAAAAGATTGAAGAATTTGATTTTTTCTTCTTTTGATTCAGGAGTTACAGAAGAGAAGAACTTGTATTTTGCTTTACGAGAGAATTTTCCTTCAGCATCACGAGATACAATATATTCACCTTGTTCCATTGATTGTCCTGGAAGAAGAGTTAAATGTGCAGGTGTTTCAGCTACAGCGATTTCATTTTGAGTTTGAGTTTTAGTGTTTGTCATTTTAAAGTACCATCCTTTTAGGTTTTAGTTTTAATAAGAGGTGTAGAGTATATAAGACTGATTGAAGGTTTCTACACCTCCTCTTATTTTATATGTAGTAGTTTACCCTCCACTCCTAGAGCGAAAACAAGAAATGTCATACAGTGTATTGAAAGAGCATGTCTACTCTATTAAGTAAAAGTTAATTTAAGAATTTATTACGCTTGTACTTCTTCAGGTGTTGCAACTTCTTCCGTAACGTCAACACGTTTTGCGAAATGAATGAAATCCTCTAAATCCATTTCATAACGCCCGCTATCAGGTGTTACCTCAAGAACTGTAACGTTCTTTCCTAAGTCACGGTGAATGATGTTTTGAGCCGTTTCTTTTTTAAGATTACCAGTTTTAATGATTGGTTCTAATAATGAAGCTTTAATTTCACCATCGATCATTTCATTTTTAACGGCAGTGATTTTTGTGAATGTAACTTCACGAGTAATAGTTTTTTTCATTTTGAGTTATCCTCTTTTCATTTGTTATTTGTGTTGCTCACTCTTACTCTATTATCTTATCATGTTATCGTTTTAGTGTCAACATTTATTTTCACTATTTTCGATTTGTGATTTCGTTTAGATGTAAGTTGTTCACCTCACATTTATTATATTAAAGCATTGGAAAACATTTTGCAAGTTTTTTCTTTAAAAATGTCCAACTTTCTAGTTCCTTCTATTATATATGTTTTCCAATCTAACTTGAAATTTGATATAATAAGAGAGTAAACAAAAAGGAGGAGATACACATGTTAACTCGTGAAAGACATGAAGAAATTTTAAATTCATTAAATGACCCTGAGTTATCCCACACAGACCGTGCAGAACTTTTAGGTGAATTACGTTCGGGACATACAGAAGGAATGACAACGATTCAGACTAACACTTCACATATATCAGACTTGGAAAAGGAAAACACAGACTTAGTGAAACTAAACAGTAAAATGTTTCGTGAACAAGGGATTGTGACACAAGTCAATGATGATGACGAACGTGTTGATTCTGAAGCATTATCAGTAGAAAATCTAATACAGGAGAGTGGCAACTAATGAGTAACTTTGAAGTACAAGACATTTACAACGCATTGCCAGCAAATTACAAGGATGCACCCGCATTAATCAACGCTATCAGAAATAGCATCGGTGGAGAGTTTAAATCGCTTGTACCTGAAGCAACGCCAAACAATTCTAACATTGTCGGTGAAGCTATCAATAGTACAAAGTGGCACAGAAACAATTTCCTAGAGCAATTGATCGATAGAATCGGAATGGTTATTTTACGAAACATCAAATTAGAAAATCCGTTCAAACCATTTAAAAAGGGCGAAATGCCACAAGGCTACACAATCGAAAAAATATTTGTCGATTTAATTGAAGCAAGCGACTATAATCCTGACGTAGCCGAACAGGAAGTATTCAAACAAAACAAACCTGACGTTCATGCATTTTACCACCACCGTAACCGTGAGCAATTCTACAAACAAACGGTACGCGATGCTGATTTAAAATCTGCGTTTATCTCATGGGGTAAATTTAATGACTTCATTTCAAGTTTACTATCCGCTCCATACAATAGCGCTGAAGTGGACGAATACAAATGGATGAAATCCCTAATCGACGGTTATTGGGACTTAGGATATTTCAAAGTAATTGAAGTGCCAGACCCGAAAGACGAGCAATCAACAAAGAACGCTACAAAGAAAATGAGAGCAACGGCAAAACGTATGACACTTGGACAAGGTTCTCGTGAATGGAATCATGCGGGTGTACATACAGTAACGAAACCAAAAGATTTATTCGTTATCATTGACGCTGATTTCGAAGCGGAACAAGACGTTGATGTTTTAGCAGCAGCATTCAATATGAATAAAGCTGAGTTCTTAGGCAACAAGGTTGTTATTGAAGGATTCAAAACTACAGGACTTAAAGCTATCCTAGTAGACCGTAATTGGTTTATGGTGTATGACAACCTATTCCAAATGGAATCAATCCGTAATACTGAAGGCTTATACACAAACTACACGCTACACGTATGGCAAACAATTTCTTGTTCAACTCTTGAAAATGCCGTTGCGTTCGTTACGGAAGGTACACCACAACCGAAACCTGAAAAAGAAATCGTTGTATCTCCTTCAGTTGCAAACGTGAATAAAGGAGCAACAAAACAATTCGTTGCGGAAGTAAAAGAAAAAACTGGTGACGGTATGCACTCACTACCTGAAGAAGTAGTATTCACATGGGCGGTGGAAGGTGGAAAAGTAGCTGAAACAAAAGTTGACGCAAACGGTCTTCTTACTGTAGGCGCTGAAGAAACGGCAACTGATTTACTTGTAACCGCAAAAGGCACTGTAGACGGCAAAGAGTTAACTGGTATCGCTTCAGTAAAAGTTACATCATAATTAGTAGGAGGAACACCAATGGCAACTATACCATTAAGTGGAACGGGTATCAGACTTTTGTCTGGTGTTCCGTTTTCTAAAGATTATAAACACACAAAATGGCATACATCTATAGGAGCGCAACAAAGTTATTTTGACAGTATGACTAAAATTACAAGTACAGATAACTCCTCCTTTCAACGTATAGAAGGACGTTTATACTATAACTGTAAGTACCACATAGACAAATTGTGGGGAGCTAAATACATGATGTTCCAAAACAAAGACTATAATAACAAATGGTTCTATGCTTTCGTAACCAAACTAGAATACATTAGTAATGGATTAACGAGAGTTCATTTTGAAATTGATGTTATACAAACATGGATGTTTGAAATGAAGTTTAGACCATCGTTTGTTGTAAGAGAACATCGTCCATTGTGGACGGCTGACGGTTCGCCTATCCTTAATACAGTTGATGAGGGGTTAAATTACGGCACAGAATACGAAACGATTTCTATTAATCGTTATGAAGCGTACAGTCAATTAAACTTCATGGTTATTGTTTGTAAGAATCCAATTCACGGCACAGTAGCAAAAGAGATTACACCCGTTATGAATGGTATGGTTCAACCTATGACGTTTTATGTTCATCCTTTCTATTACGAAAATGGAAAAACACCTACGGTTGATGGAAGACAAGTTTTGAGTCCACTTAAAGATACGTTAGCGGGGTTATATGCATCCGAGAAGGCTACAGAAAATATTATTTCGATCTTTATTACAGACCACATAGGTGTATTATTCGATTGGGACGGACAAGACTTGAAACCACCTAAAGATATGTTTGACATTGCAACCGTACAAACAGAAGGAAAGCCACAAGTCGCAACCCTATATATGAAGGAAATCAGAAAGTATAGTCCTAAAATGATGGAGATAGAGGGACGTTATGAACACTTCACAAGACCACGTGAAAGTAAGTTGATGATGCATCCTTATACCTCTATAACTATTGCTGATTACAAAGGGAATCGTCTAGACTACAAACCACAATATTTAAAAGAGGGCGCTCTCGAATTGATTGTAAAAGGTTCGGCAGGACTTTCTAATAAAGTAAGTTGGGGATTGTTAGGATATAACACACGCATTGATGGTGAAGACGGTTTGAAGCTTGTTAATGAACATAATGTTGTCGTAAACACTCCAAACGATGTTCCAATCATGAATGAATTTATACAAGCATTCTTGCAAGGAAATAGAAATAGTTTGGAAGCTCAAAAAGATAGCATTTACTTTAATGGAATCATGGACGTTGTGGGCGGTGGACTTTATGGTGTCGGTAGCGCTATGAATCAAAACCCTGTAGGTGCGGGACTAGGAGCGACGCAAGCCGTTAGCGGTTATGGTAACGCATTACTACAAATACAATCAATGGAAGCGAAACAGAAAGATTTGTCAAACCTTCCTTCCAACCTTGTTAAACAGGGTACAAATTCATACTATGACTATGGGAATGGTCACAATGGTTTCTATGTGATTAAGAAAGAAATAAAACCCGAATACAGAAAGAAGTTGCAAGACTTCTTTAATATGTTTGGTTACAAGACACACGAAACAAAGATACCGAATTTTCACACAAGACAGAACTGGAATTTCGTACAAACAAACTCATGCAACATTGACGGCAATTTCAACACTGAAGATTTAGAAGAGTTAAAGAGTATATTTGATAATGGAATCACTCTTTGGCATACAAATGACGTAGGTAACTACGATTTAGATAATGAGGTGATTTAAATGGCGAAAAGTCGCAACAGATACAAGAACCCGAACCAAATCATGAATAGTGACGGAAACCGTTATTACTTCCATTATCAACGTTACCTATTTTCATTAGCGTTTCAGTTGTTCGAATGGGAAGGGTTGCCCGATTCAGTTAACCCAAGATATTTAGAAATGAGTTTACACACGCATGGTCAAGTGGCATTCTACAAAGACCCGAAATTAGGATATATTGTAACACAAGGTACACCGTCGGGAGAAGTTGACCACTACATGCTTAGTAAATATTATCAAGCCACTTCTGTATCTTACAACAAGTCATTTAGATTGTATAATTATACAGATATGAAATATCCTAACATGGGTATCCTGATTCGTAATAATGATTATCAGTTTCCTTCTACTCCATCACTTGAAATATTTGCGAAGGATTTAGCGGAACAGAAAGAGATTATCAGAATCAACAACAACGCACAGAAGACACCCTTCTTTATTGCAAGTAATGACAACACGTTGTTATCAATGAAGAACATTTACAATCAATTAGAAGGCAACGCACCCGCTATCTTTGTGAATGAGAATTTCGATTTAAGCGCAATTCAAGTTTTTCATACACCCGCACCATATGTAGGTGACAAAATGAATGTACAGAAAAACGCAACTTGGAACGAAGTCATGACATTCCTTTCTATTGATAATGCAAACCAAGAAAAGAAAGAACGCATGATAACAAGTGAAGCTGAAGCCAATAGCGGTCAAGTAAAAGCAAGCGGGAACATTTATTTAAAATCACGTGAAGAAGCTTGTAAACGCATTAACGAGTATCACCCTGAATTAAATGTGAGCGTTCGATTACGTGATGAATATGTGAAACAGTTCCAAAACAATATATCAAAGAATGAGGGTGTTGATTTTGCCAGTAGCGACAGAACCACTCTATAGATACATTGAAAGTTTCACCATCCGAAACCCAAACATGAAACGTAATGATAGAATTGAAGTCGGAAGAAAACAACTTTTCGACTTTGATTATCCTATCTTTGATGAAGCTTACAGGAATGTGTTTGAAACACATTTCATTAAAGAGTTTTATATGAGGGAATACGGGTTTGAAACAGTTGGTTTATTTAAATTACGTTTGGAGATATGGTTACAGACAAACATGCCATACTTCAATAAATTGTTTCAATCGGAATTAATTGAGTACGACCCGTTAATTAATACTGAAACAAAACGCATACACAATAAAAAGAATGATCGAAACCAACAAGATAAGCGAGATAGCGAAGAGAATCAGAAAGCAAACACGAAAACTGATATTGATGTTAATTCTCGTGAACACACAGAATCAAACCGAACAGGTAAATTTGATAGTGAATCAAACGGAACTTCTGAAGGTACAAAGAAAGAAGATATTGATAAGACTGGAAAACGTACTGGAAACGAAACTGGTGAAGGTACTTCAGAAAACTTCAATAGACAACTTCAGTCTGATACACCGCAAGAACGTTTGCAAATCACTCCAAATGAAGACGGTTCGGGTTCTATTGAATACGCTAGTAAGATTCAAGAAACAAAGGACAAAGGAAAGACAACCAACAAGACTGACAGAAGTGAAGATACAACCGATAAATCTAATTTAACGGGCGACACTACAGGGAAAACACACGATGAAACAACAGGAACTAGCACCGAAGATATGAAATCAGATACAACTGGAAATGTTCATACTACTTCCAATCAAGATTTCACGGGAGATACAAATAAAAATGAAAACCTGAATAGTGATATTAAGTCCACAGAAGACTTTATAGAACACATTGTTGGTAAAATTGGCGTCTTGACTTATCCTGAAATGATTGAAAAACATAGAGCGTCTTTCTTGAGAATCGAAAGAATGATTTTCAAAGAAATGAACCAACTCTTTATGTTAACATACCTATAAGGAGGAAAACAACATGAGTACACCTATTATTGGAGTAACGCCCATTATCATGCCAGTTGGCTACCCATATGCAAAATACTTGCCGAGTGCCTATGATGATTCCTTAAGTATCTATGGTGAACTAACGCAAATAAGAGCCTTCTTAATGGACGTTGTAAACCATCAAAATGAAGTGATTGAAAAGTTTAACGAGTTAATCGCATGGTTCTATGGTAAAGGACTTGAAGAAACAGTTATTAAAGTATTAAACCAATGGATTAAAGAAGGCAAATTTGACGAAATCATAGCACAGGTTGTGGAAGAGTTAAAAATGATTCGTGAACTTGTCGAACCTATTCATTACGGAAAAGACTTTGTGACAGTAACCAAACACCGTGAATATGAAACAAACTACTATCTCACTCACATTAAAATGGAAGAGCAATTTTGCAACTGTGAAGATGAAATGGCAGACCCAAACAAAATCATTATCAAACACGGTTATGCAATGGATTCTTTCAACACTGTGCAAGGTGAAACGTGTAGAGAATTTCATACAAGACATGAAAACACTGTTACAATGAATGCTAGCGTTTGGGACAATGACCATAAAATGATAGGTATTAGCATTCAAGATGGAAAGTTAATATCTGATAGAATGCACGATGCTTTATGGACATTAACGGTAGATAGCAAAGGCAAATTCTACTCTTATTCACCCGCCACAAGAGGACAAGATTTAATAGACAATCATGACGTACAACAAGCGTGGACAGGTTTCTATCCTCTCATTATGGATGGTAAACAAGTTGACCCGTCTATATGGGAACACAATGCGGCGGATACAATTGCGTTAGGAAACAGAAATGCTATTGGTCAATACGCAAACGGAAACATTGTTATTCTAACGAGTGAAGGTAGAACGGCACTCAATAAAGGATTAACGTATGCAATGATGATTGAAATATTTAATAAACTAGGTGTTAACTTCGCCTATAATTTAGATGGTGGCGGTTCAACGTCAACGAGTGTGCGAAACTATCAATTGAATCGTCCTTATGACGGTAGAGGGAAGATTGATAGAAAACAAGGCGACTTCCTTTATATTCGTAAACCACATGAAAATAAGAACTTAGGATTGATCCCTGAGGATATTAATGAGTTAAAGAAATTAATTGATGATAACTACGCAAATCTATACAACCTTTCTGAAGTTCGTACATCTATCTTTAAACAAATCATGCCTAAAGATGTTACTTTTGGCGGTATTGAATTTTGGGAAGAAGATATTCGTCATTCAAAAATGCTTGTTAATAAAGACTATTTCTCAATGGTTAAATATGATGCGCAAGGTGAAAACGGATTAAACTACTTTAAAGTTAATAGAGAAACAGGTGTTGTTGAAACTGTTAAAGGGCGTTTTGGAGAGTTTATGGGTGGCACATTAGTTGTAGAAGATGCCAATTCCGTTATGGTAAATGGTGAGTATCGTGCAACGGGTTCTACTATTAATACACCAAAACCCGCAACATGGATATTGAAAGTGTATCGTGCAAGTGATAACGATATGATACAAATTGCAATTCCGTTTACAAGAACTGAAGCTACTTATATTAGAACAAAAGGTAGTGGAACGTGGGGAGAATGGCAAAAATATATTGAGCCTAGTCAATCCTAATGAAAGCGGGGCAAAAGTCCAACGGGAGTAATGGGTTGCAAAACTCATTGTTCCCTATGGATGTTATGTGGATTTCACAAGGTAGTGACGGAGACTTTTCACATAAGAATAGTAAGGCGATTGACTACATACATTTAACGAAAGCGGGAAAACGAACAATGAGAGCGCCTGTATATGCACCTGCTGATGTTACGTGTAGTCATGTTAGTGGAACTGGTGCGGGGACGGCATGGACAACCGACAAAGAAGTGAATACACCAATTGGTAAAACGAGAGTTACATATATGGTATGGCATGATAATGATTCTCCTAATAGACATGTTGGGGAAAAAAGAAAACAAGGAGAAGTAATGGTTCGCACGGGAACGGCGGGTTTTGTTACTGGTGACCATCTTCATTTAGAAGTGTACAAAGGAACTACCATGCATGATAAAAGCCAACGTGTACAAAACTGGGAACTCGTGTTCATCAATGATACGGAACTAGTAAAAACAAACAATTATCCGTGGCGGACAACCGAAGACAGTACAGGTTCAATAAATGGTAGTTGTGAGATTGGTGACGGAACTATCACGTTAAATGACCGTGTTAATGGTAAAGTGTTATCCTATAAAGACGCTATGCAAAAGGAATGCGATGCACAAGGGATTGGATGGGCTGTACCTTATCTATTGGCTCTTATGATGACTGAATCAGAAGGTGCGGGCGGTGACCCAATGCAAAGTTCCGAGTCACAAGGATGGCCACCAAACTATATTAAAGACCCGATGCAATCAATCCATTTTGGAGTAAAACATTTTAAGGAAGCATGGACGAAATCCCAACAATATAAGGTAGATGTTTGGACGACTTTCCAAGAATATAACTTTGGTATTGGTTATAGTAAATATATCGGTGAACGTGGTGGCGTAAACACTATTGAACTAGCTGAATGGTATTCTATGAATAGAGTTTCACCTCATAAACCACCTATCCGAACTCCTTACAGTTGGGAAGGTGCAAAGGCGGTTGGTAAACCTTACAGGTGGAAAGATGGAGGAAACTTTCATTATGCCAATCGTGTGAAATGGTATACAAGTGGTGACGGTTCTGTAAATCCATGTGGAGAAGAAACAGGAGTAACCGAAGAGGATAAAGGAAGAAAGAAAACAAATAACATCATAAGATTATTGTTGAGTGACCAACTCAACGGATGGAGGTAAGTGTTGTGGGTGAAGAAATGTTATGGAATATGATAAGTCAAAGTCCTTTCATGGCGTTGTTTGTGTGGTTACTATTAACTACACAAAAGAAGAACGATGCTAGGGAGTTACGTTATCAAGAAGCAATTAATCAGAATCAAATCGTTATACAAGAACAAGCGAAATCTTTTGGTTCTATATCAAAGGATGTAACTGAAATCAAACAAAAACTATTCGAGGGAGACGTTGCATAATGAAAGCTAGAGACATGAGTGTATCTGATAACGGTGTTAATTTTGTAAAGAGTTTTGAAGGTTATTTTCAAGATGCTTACTGGGACAAATGGGGTTCTGTTTGGACGATTGGTTATGGACATACAAAAGGTGTTAAACGTGGTGACAGATTAGAAAATGAACGAGAAGCGCACAACATTTTAAAAAGGGATCTTGACTCACATATGATTATCCCGAAACAAGACATTACTTCTAATTTGAGTCAATCACAATACGATGCGTTAACGAGTTTCGCTTTTAACTTGGGCGCTAGTATATTCCGTAATAACCGTAATTTATTAGATGCTATCAATTCTAGTAACTGGAATGAAGCGTCAAGAATTATGAAATTGTTCAATCGTGCGGGTGGTCAAGTATTACCAGGATTAACAAGAAGAAGAAATGCTGAAGCTGATATGATGTTAAAGACGGATGAAGGACAACCAACGGCAACCGAAACTTATGATTCTAGTTGGTTCACGAAAGAAACAGGAGTGTTCAAACTAGATTCTAATATTAAACTACGAACTGCACCGTTTACAGGAGCTACGGTTCTTGCGACTCTACCAATAGATAGTTTAGTTAACTACGATGCTTACGGAATTGAGCAAGATGGTTTTGTTTGGATACGACAACCGAGAAGTAACGGTTATGGTTATCTTGCAACTGGTGAGACTAGAAACGGAAAACGTATAGATACGTGGGGTTCATTTAAATAGAAAGGTAGGCGTTTCATGTGGATGATTCTTTAAGATATAATCCGAATAAAATGTTCTCCTATAACCGTTATTTGAATTTCGTAATCGGCGCACGTTCGTACGGAAAAACGTTCGGACTTAAAGTACATGCCGTGAAAAGCTTTATTAAAAAAGGAGAACAATTCATGTATGTTAGGAGAAATAAAGACGACTTGAAGACAATTGAAGAATTCTTTCAAGACATTGCATTTAAATTCCCTGAACATGAATTGACAGTTAAAAATAAACAATTCTTTATAGATGGAAAATTAGCGGGATGGGCAATCCCTCTACATAAATGGCAAGCGTACAAATCTACACCATATCCAAATGTAACACTCATGATATATGACGAGTTCATTCGTGAAAAAGATGGTGGACGTTATCTTCCTAATGAACCGAGAGCGTTATCTAACTTTATGCACACCGTGTTTAGGGATAGGGACAATGTGCGTTGTGTATGTTTAGCGAATGCCGTGACACTTGCGAATCCATTCTTCATTTACTTCAAGCTTGTTCCTGACAAGGCGAGAAGATATAATGCATATGAGGAGATTCTCGTTGAGATACCTGACAGTATTGACTTTAATGAAGAAGCAAAGAACACGAGATTCGGTAAACTTATGAGAGATACTGAATACGGTGCAATGGCATTTGATAACGAGTTCACAGGAGATAGTGATACATTTATAGAGAGACGAACAAAAGAGAGTCGCCATCAGTTTAATATTGTGTATGGTGGAATGACGTTGGGGATTTGGGTAGATGTAAAAGAAAGATTAATGTTTATGAGTACCGACCATGACCCTAGTTGTAGACGTTCGTTTGCATTAAGTAAAGATGATATGACTCCAAACACTAGGTTACTAACGTCTTATAAACAACAGTACGAATTAAATAAAATGGTGAGGGCATTCACGCAAGGTAACTTGAGGTTTGACAATCTCGTTGTTCGTAATGTGGGTTATGACATTTTCCAAAAGATGAATATAAGTTAAAAAGAGAGGGCTTATGCTCTCTCTTTTAATTCGTAAATGATTATGGTTCTTTGTAATAAATGTTTATCACCTGTTTCGAATGACACAATAATTAGTTGTGTTACTTGTAGGTATTTCCCGAAATCGCTAATCAAATATTTATCCTTGCATTGTTTCAATAAGAATAGATAATCTTCATTTGTCATTTTCATTTCAATCTCTCCTTTTGTTTTCTTAGTGATAGGGTGGTGATTGCGTCTATCATTTCGTTCGCCCATCCTAGTGTGCATTTGCTTGTGTTCCATCTTCTATTAACTCTATCAGCTAGACTTTTGTATTTGTTCATTGTATTCGCCCTCCTTTGATTCTTTGTAAGCTTGTTCAAAGAGTTGTGAAATTTGTAACGCCTGATGATTTGAAAGATAACCGTCGTCACGGTATTTCTTAGTTAGTGTGAGAGCTTTTAACAATGTTATAGTTTTCATTTGTTGTCCTTCTTTCTGATGGGTTCTAATTTTGCTATAAATGGTAGTATGATTACTAACAGGATAAGCGGTTCAATATAGTATGTCATGATGACTCCTTAGTATGTAATAGTGTATGATAGGAAGAATACAACAACGTATAGGAAGATAAACATATACGTTGCGTATCGTAAAGAACCTTTGAACATTACTTGACGACTCCTTTCGGAAGCGACTTGCTAGACTCCATTTTCCAGTTCTTGCGTTGTGACTCTATGAATGCGAACACTTCTGTGTGGTTGCTGAATTGATTTACTGATAGTTCCTCTAGGATGTCAGCTTGTATGCGAATACCGTTGTTGTCGTAGATGTCAAGAACGTCAACTGTTAGTTGTGGAAGTCCTGATACACGGTCAACGTGTTGAGATTGTAATGCTACGTGAATCATGTTTAATTCGTTTTGGTTATCTTGCACGTGGCGTTGTGTTACCACGTGTTGTTTTTTATTGTCGTGAGCGCCTTTGAATAATACGATTATGAATACAATCAATAAGAATGGTAGAAATTCGATTATGTTTATCATTAGTTTTGTCCTCCATTATCTAAATATGTTACAGGTACATTTGTGTGGTGATTTACATTTATTCTTATTCTAACACCGTTGTATGAACCTTTCCAATATGTAACGTGCCAGTTCTTCCCTTCAAATGTGAGGTTATCAACTTGTTTTAATAATTTCTTGCGTGTTTCTGTGATTTGCTGAGGTGTTACGGGTTTCATTTTATCCCATCCGTTTGAGGGCTTTACGATTGTTTTTACAGTTTTGGCGATTGGGATTGATGGATTGATTTTGTTGTATGTTAATACCAATTGATATACAAAGTCCGCTAGGTTGTAATTTGATTCTGATGCCCATTGTTCAACAAATAAAGATTGAATGAATGTTTCGATTGAAATATTTCTAGCAATCACATTTTCATTGATTAACATTTCACAATCTACTTTCATAGACTCGCCGAATTTGATTAATTGAGAATCAGCTTCTTGACATGCTTCTTCCCATTCTTCATCCGTGAAACCTTCTGATTCTACGATTTCATTTGTAGGACGATCCATAGATTTTTCGATTTGTTGTTCTTGATTCATAGTGTCAAGGATGCGTTTAACTTCACATTTGATTGACACTAATTGAGCGAACGTATATTTGCTTGATACCGTAGAAATGGCACGTGCAGACACCCACTTGATAGCCTTTGTCCACTGATTGTCAACACCATCTAATTTAGTTGCGTTAGCGTTATGTAAGTCCTTGATTTCTTGGATATATTCTGATTTTAACATAGTTAACTCCTCCTTGAATTGTCTGATAATTATGGGCTGTCTTCCTTGCCCTACATATAATATAACACAGGTGGACGTTATACACAAGCCCTGTGCAACGGTTTATGGACTGTTTTCTATGAATATTGGT